ACAGTCTCCGCCTCCCTAACACGGTCAAAAGTTCACCAAGACAGTCCATTTACTGCCCGACCTAACCCGATCTAATGACGACTAAGGCCAAAAAGTCCAAGCGCCTGTTGGGGGCAACAAAACCGAGGCTTCACAACGGCTTTCTTACCGGCCCTAACAAATTACAAGATGTCAAAGATTTATGCGAGATAATCAAGATACCTTTGCTGCCTTGGCAGGAATATGTGCTAAAAGACATACTCACAATTGGAAAAGATGGGTTGTTTATTCGTCGCAGTAATTTATTGTTGGTTAGCAGGCAGAACGGCAAGACTCATCTTGCTCGAATGCTCATCTTGGCTCACCTCATCAAGTGGAATACAAACGTATTGATTATGTCCAGTAATAGATCTATGGCACTAGATACCTTTAGACAAGTGACACAACTAATTGAGAATAACGACCATCTCAAGGGCTTCGTGAAACAAATTCGTTATGCAAACGGTACAGAGTCCATTGAAATGCTCTCAGGCGCTCGCTTAGACGTTGTGGCAAGCACTCGTGATGGAAGTCGTGGGCGCAGCGTAAATGGATTGTTGTTTATTGATGAAGTACGCGAAATAGATGAAGATGGTTATAGAGCTGCAATGCCTACGACTCGCGCCCATGCAGGTGCGCATGTACTTTTAACGAGCAACGCCGGTGATGCTTTTTCAAAAGTTTTAAACGATTTAAGGGAAAGAGCCCTTGACCATCCACCTAAGACATTTGGATATTACGAGTATTCTGCGCCTCAGTATTGCAAACTAGATGATCGTGCTAGCTGGGCTATGGCCAATCCTTCCCTTAATTACACAATTACGGAAGAAGCCATTGAGGAAGCACTCAGCACCAGTCCAGTTGAAACATTTCGCACTGAAAGTTTAACGCAATGGATTGACAGCCTCCAATCACCCTGGCCTCATGGAATCCTTGAAGAAACCAGTGATAGCAAATTGACTATAACTCCAGGCGCTTTGACGATGTTTGGCTTTGATGTATCGCCAAGTAGAAGAAACGCATCTTTAGTTGCAGGTCAATTGATGCCGGATGGCAAGATTGCTATTGGAATCCTTGAAACCTTTGAGTCACAGGTCGCAGTTGATGATTTAAGAATTGCTGCAAGTATAAAGGGCTGGTCTGACATCTATCGGCCTCGCATGGTCTTGTTTGACAAATACACAACTGCCTCAATTGCTGAACGCCTTGCCAATGCCGGAGTTGTGACGCTTGACTGTTCTGGTCAGCAATTCTATCAAGCATGCGGTGATCTACTTGATGGCCTTGTCAATCACAAAGTAGTTCACAATGGACAGGATGAACTCATTCAGCAATTCAATAACTGCGCAGCTAAAGTCAATGACTCAGCATGGCGCATTGTCAAACGCAAGAGCGCAGGAGATGTATCAGCGCCTATCTCCATTGCAATGGTTGTAAGCCATCTCATGAAGCCACAATCTGTACCACAAATTTATACTTAGACACGCAATAGGAATTTGTCTAATAACTTGACAAATGGTATCCTTTCTGTCTATGGGTATATTTTCGCGGGCAGTATCATCTAATAATAAGGCGACTGTTGAAGCGCAATATGCCCCTCAAATTATGGGCGAAAATATGCCCACAATTTACAATGCAATTTTTGCAAAAGTTTCACGTCGCGATGCTATGTCAGTGCCTAGCGTTGCAAGAGCTAGAAATTTAATCTGCGGAACTGTTGCATCAATTCCATTGGAGTATTACAAAAAATCTACTGGTGAAGTTATTGCATCACCTCGTTGGATTAATCAACTATCAAAGAACCAACCGTCATTTATTACTTTGAGTTGGATTGTCGATTCGCTCATGTTTTATGGTGTGAGTTATTTATTGGTCACCGAACGGTATGCCGAAGATTCACGACCAGCAGCCTTTGAATGGATTGCTAACTCTCGCGTTACATTTACAACTGACCTTGAAGGCATTATGGTCACTCAGTATTACGTTGATCTCAATGCAGTGTCAATGAATGACATTGTTACAATTCAAGGATTCGATGAAGGCATATTAGAACGCGGAAGTCGCACTATTCAATCTGCAATTGATGTTGAACGCGCAGCTGCCGTCAACTCTGCAAATCCACAACCAGCAGGCTATCTAAAAAATTCTGGCGCTGACCTTCCACCTGCGGAAGTACAGGGACTTCTTTCAGCTTTCAAACGTGCTCGTCAAAATAATTCAACTGCTTATCTCACATCTACTTTGGATTATTCTCCAGTGGCATTTAGTCCTAAAGACATGATGTATAACGAAGCGATTCAAACACTTAGCACACAAATTGCAAGATTGGCTAACGTCCCTGCTTATTACTTGTCATCTGACATGAATACAACAATGACTTATGCCAACGTTCAAGATGAACGCAAGCAATTTTATGCGCTATCCATCGAGCCATACATTCAGGCAGTGCAGTCTCGTTTGAGCATGGACGATATTTCAACCACAGGCCATGAAGTGCGCTTTGCAGTTTATGACACATTCCTAAAGAGCGACCCACTTGTTGAATTACAAGTTATTGAAAAGTTACTTGCTTTGGGACTTATTACAACTGAACAAGCAATGAGTATGACTGATCTAACTCCTAATGGAAGTGAAGGACTCTAATGGAACAACTAATTATTGAAGCATCATCAATTGAATGCAGCGAAGAACGTCGCGAAATCTCAGGCAAAATTGTGCCAATGGGAACGGGCGAAATTGGTCAGACAAATATGGGCGGCGTTGTATTCGAAGCTGGTTCTATTGAAATCTCTGATCCGACTAAAATCAAATTGTTGTCGCAACACGACATGAAGAAGCCTGTCGGTCGCATGGTTACTGCAACAGTTCGACCAGATGGCATTTATGCAACATTCAAACTTTCACGTTCAACAGGTGGTAACGATGCCCTTGTTATGGCGCAAGAAGGACTTGTTAGTGGTCTTTCAGTCGGTGCTGAAGTTATTGAATCAAAGCCGTCACGCGATGGCCACATTGTTGTAAGTTTGGCTAAATTAAAAGAAGTCAGTTTAGTCACAGAACCTGCATTTAAAACAGCGCAGGTGCTTGAAATATCAGCTGAGGAAATCATCCCAGTTGTAGAAATCCAACCAACAGAAAGCGAGACAGTCATCGTGGAGAACACTCCTGAGACAGTAGCGGCTCCAGAAGTTGAGGCATCGGCTGTAGAAGCTGCTCGCCCAACTGTTGCTGTTACAAACGTGCGCGAGCGCGTAGCACCAATCACATCCGCACAATATCTTGAAGCAAACATCAAGGCAGCAATGGGAGACGACACAGCTCGTCGCACTGTTCTTGCAGCAGATGATTCGACATCAACAAACACAGGTCTTACACTTGCACCACACCTAAACACATTCTTGACAGACACATTCTCAGGTCGCCCAGCATTTGAGGCAGTTACTCGTGGATCACTTGCAGGAATCACTGGAATGTCATTTACAATTCCACGCCTTTACACAAATGCATCTTCAGCAAACACTGCACCAACAGTTGCAGCAATCAATGAAGCTGTAGCAACATCAGAAACAGGAATGACCTCAGCCTATGACACGATTTCTGTACAAAAATACAGTGGATTAAATGAAGTATCTTTTGAGCTCATTGACAGATCTTCACCTGCATTCATGGAATTGCTTATGGCTGAACTTCGCAAGGCTTATGAAAAGGCAACAGATAACGCACTTATTGCTGCATGGACATCTTCAGGAACACAAGCTGCAACAACTGCTGCAACAGCAGCAGGATTGCAATCATTCATCTCAACTGAAGCAGCAGCTGCCTACAAGGGCACTGGTGGCGACTATGCTAACAAGCTAGTTGCTTCAACTGATCAGTGGGCTGCAATCATGAGTTATGTTGATGACTCAAAGCGTCCTCTCTACACAGTTGCATCACCACAAGTTAATGCATCAGGTCAAATTACACCAAACTCAGTTCGTGGAAACGTTCTTGGAACTGACCTCATTGTTGATCACAACATTTCTGTTTCAGGCATTATCGACGAGTCAGCATTCCTCGTTGCCCCTGGCTCTGTCTATACATGGGAATCCCCTGCTACAGAACTTCGTGTCAATCTTCTTGGTACTGGTCAAATCCAGATTGCACTTTATGGCTACCTTGCAATATATGTTGGCAAGAGTGGAAAAGGCGTACGCCGCTACAATCTTACATAATCTGTAAGTAACTAAGTCGCTCAGTGGGGGCATAGCCCTTGCCCTCACTGAGTCTTTAGAAAGGAAATCATGTCACTGACAACAATTGCAGAACTCAAAGCGGTTCTTGGCGTTGGTTCGTTATACAGTGACGCAACATTACAAGAAGTGTGTGACGCATCCGATGCAGTCCTACTTCCTATGCTTTGGGTCAAAAGTGATTTTGCAATAGCACATTCAAAGACTACAACTACAGCAACATTATATTTTGAGACTGCTCACGACTTCATTGTTGGAGATTCAGTAGTAATAACAAATTGTGGTTCTGCATGGAATGGCACTAAGACAATTACAGCAGTTTCAGAATTGAGCATTACTTATACAATTTCGGCTGCATCAGCAACTGAAAAAAATACAATTACACCTTACGGCACAGTAACAGGTGATACAACAACTGACTGGACTGTAGATACAGCAATCCAAGAAGCATCACTTATGCTTTCAGTAGATATATTTCAGGCTCGAGCCGTCCCTTCATCAGGTGGCGTTGCAATAGATGGAAGTGCCTCACCATGGCGCATGTCAAACAGCCTTCTCGCCAAAATTAGAGGCCTCATTAGTCATGCCACAGATCCTCGCAGTATGGTCGGATAAATGCCTACACCAGCGATAACTACTCTTCGGACAACACTTGCCACTGCTTTAGTAGATAACACTCGCTGGCAAACCTTTGCATTCCCACCGGCAACGATATTGGCAAACAGTTGCATCGTCAGCCCTGATGATCCATATATTACGCCTACCAATAATTCACAGACTTCAATTGCACCAATGGCTAACTTCAAAGTCATGCTTGTCTGTCCGCTTTTTGATAACGAAGGGAACCTCAACGGTATTGAGGATTTCGTAGTCAAGGCATTTAGTTTATTAGCTGCATCAAGCATAATTTTCAATGTAGGCACAGTCTCTGCACCAAGCGTTCTCAACGCTGCATCTGGTGACTTGCTTACATGTGAAATGTCCGTATCAATCCTTACGAGTTGGAGTTAGTTATGTCCGATTGGGAAAAAGAA